TTATTAACATATTTCAAATAATGTACTCCAATCATCGTATATACATATTATAACCTGAATAGTTGTAGTAAAAAGCTTTCGACTTTAAATTTTTAATTATATAATTCATTTGCTTTTGCTATCCATTTTTCATGATTATACTCTCTTACTTCACTATATCCTCCTGTTTTAAAACCCATATCAACTTTATCTCCAAAATACTCTAATAATTCTTTTTCAACTTTTTCTGCTTCTGCTTTACTTGGAAATATTTTACTCCACATTACTTTAGTATCAAAATGTTTTATAAAACTATCTTCTTCCGTTAAATTGTTAAAATACATTCTAGCATCTCCATCCCAAAATTCCGTAATACCCGGTTTTAAATATAATCTTTGTTTACTATCTTTTTTAGTAAATAGTTGGATATAAACTTTCCACTTACCATCAGGTAATTTATTATAATATTTATTTTTTACTTCCATAATACTTGTATACAAATTAATAATAATGATAATACTAAACTAACTGCTGTTTTTGGGCTAATTCCTTCACTAAAGAAATACCAAACACCAATTGCATAAATAATCATTCCAACTCCAAATCCAACAAATCTAGCAGGCCATAACAAACCATCAAATCCATTAACAGTATATTTCGTTCCCCAAATATAAAAAAACGATAATATTATACCTGCTGCTGCTACCCAAAATTCATTTTTTCTAAACCAATCCATTTTAAAAAATTGACCATTTAATTGAAAAAATGTTAGGACATGAGCAGCCATAAAGGCTGCTACTCCTATTAATAAATCATAATACTTCATTACGCTGCTTTTTCTACTTTTGGTTTTTGGTTATTAAACATATCCATCCATTGTTTAGTTGTTTTTTCTTTTGGTTTAATGGCATTGTATCTTTGTTTAACATACTCACCATCTTTTTCTCTACCTAAATAAAACTCAACATAACTACCACTTTTAAATGTAACTTTTACTAATGGCTCCCATTGTCTCCAACTACTATATGTTTCTGATTTAGTAACAGTAGCTTCAGGGTATAATTTTTCATATTTAGCTTTAGTATAATTAAACATTTTCATTTCTCTCTTATTCCTTTCTAATTTAGCAACTGCTTTTTGATTTTTTTCATTCAATTTTTCTAATAAACTAGTTGGTAAATATGCTCTATACTGTGGAGTAACTGAACTACATGATAACTTTGATCTATAAGCACCACGTGACCATTCTTTTTCTAAAGTAACCCATGCTGTACTTGTTTTTAATGTTCTTGATGAAGTACAAAAATAATTATACTTTAATGCAATTCCACCTGTATAATCTTTATAAGTAACTTCAGTAGTAAATTGATTAGAACCATAACCAAATGACTTTTGTTCATTTTGTCTAGTTACTATTTTAAAATCATTTACATACTGGCTTCTTTTAAATCCAGCTTCTTTTAATGTTTCTTCTAATCTTTTAGTGTAATCTGCTCTATTAATAGCAGCTTTTTCTTTTGAATCAATAAATTCACGAACTGTGTTTTCTTGCTCAGTCGTTAAAATTTGACCTTCAAATAAATCTAATTGTAATTCTACGTTTGACATAACCTTTATTGTTTTTAATTATTTACTCTGTAAATATACGAACCTTCCCTGGGGTAACCAAATATTTCCGCATATTTCTTCACTATATTCTACTTAACCCAGCTGTTTCTTTACTATCTTGCATGTGTAAGTTAGTAATAAAATTAAGTAAACTGAGTTTATTTTTCATATTATCTATTGTATTAATAAATCCTTTACCTTTATACTTTTCAACTCTCATTTCAATAATAAATTCTCTAGACATACACTTCATTTCATCTAATGTACCGTTAGAATATGCATTAGTAATAGTTGAATAAATTTCCTGTAAATTACGTTTTCCTTTTTTAATTGTTAAATTCATATTATATTTTTATTTGCCATCAATATACGAAAAAAAAGCCGGGAATCAAAATAGATTCACCGGCTTCTTTAATTAATGTTTATTAACTTATTTCTTATCTATGAAGAATTTAGCTAATATAACTAAAACTACTAGTCCTACAAATCCACCCTCACCAAAGCTTGATATTAGTGCAGTTAGATTAGCAACTACGTCCATACCGAACACAGTTCCTCCTGTAAGAATATTCCAAAGGATTGTTACTGGAAGTACAGCTAACATTATATTTAGCAATCCTCCAAAAAATCCCGTTACGTACTTAATTACATTATCCATAATTTCTAATTTTTTAGTTAAACAATATTAAAACTTAAGACCTACTCCTAACATTAAGTTAGTTGTCTTTTCTCCTACATTGTATACTAATTTAGGATCAACGTATACATTCTTGTGGAAAGTAAACATTTTACCTAAACCTAATGAAAGGTTATCAGTATCTACATCTGGTGCAGATCCATAAAGATATACATCATGACCACCTAGTGTCATAAAGTATCTAGCATGTAAATCTAGTACCATAGATTCAGATGAATCTGCTTGTGATAAGTTTATACCTACCATAAGATTATCAGATACACCGTATCCTAATGTTGGTGCTATAGACCATTCAGTCCAAGCTACATTTGCGATATCTCCAGTACCAACGTACCAATCGCCCTTCGCGTTTTGCGCATTAACTCCTACTGCAACAAGCAGTGATAAAGCTAATGTTAAAATCATTTTTCTCATTTTTTTGATTTTGGTTAATAATTAATTTAATTGTTTTGAAAACGTAGTGGCCAGCTACTTAAGATAACTTATATTGTAACTTTGTTTCGCTAGTAACCCACTACAGTTTCTAACAATGTTAAGCCCACAATATAATAAATTGACCTTAGGACTCCAAGTCATTTTATGAGTCCATTCTATCGTTGAACCAGTTATCGAAATCTTCAACGTAATCGTCCATTTCGAAATCTTCATATGCTTCTGGTCCATCTATTCTAAAACTATTTTGTAGAGATTCTATATACCCATCTATGGCATAATCGAATTCACCTTCCTCTACATCATTTACTTTTTGTAAATATTTTTTTAATACTTTAAAGTCTACTCCTTTAGCTTCTGCTAAAAAATTAGCCCATTTTGATTCCCATCCCTGTTCCATAATATTTTCATTTATATCTATATCAGTAACGTCTGCTTCATACATTCCTGATTTTACTAATGTGTCTTCTATTTGCTTAGCCATAGAATCACCTCCACTATTTTTTAAAACATACCATCCATTTAATGGTTTTATCCAAACATACCCATAATCAGCACCCATATCTTTAACTTCATCTCCAAGCATCATTCCTGCGGAAAATGCATCTTTTGCATCTATTACTTTATACCCAGGTTCTTGTTTGTTTCGTGCATTAATTTCTCCTGTATCAATATCAAGATAAGAAATATAACCCTCACCTGCTAACTCTTCAGCTGCACGTTCATCGTTATAAAATTTCTTTAATACCTTACCTAAATACTGAGGGTAACCATCAAAATGATTATAAGTTGTGACAAGTTGTTTGTCATCATCTAAAAACGCTACCATTGCTCTTGTTGCCATGTCTTTATTTACTTTTGTTATACATATTAGAGATTTTGTTTTAGTTTATAGGAATTTATACTATCTTCTCCAACTAATAAATCTAAAATTACAGCACATTCTGGCACTCCTGGAAGTTTAGGCGCAGAATTAATGTAATCTATATTTGTATTACGCCAAACTTTTATTTTAGTTTTTGCGTTACTTCTATTAGAAGTTTTAAAAACCATAGCGACAGGCATTTTATTATATGGTTTTTTATCAATTTTAGGTTGTTTTTCTCCAGCAGTAAATTTTTGTTCTACTTTCCAACATCCATTAGTTGATTTATTTTTATCATAATACCAAGTTGAATCTTTAGTATCTAATACCCATTTATCTAATTTAACAACTTGTTCGCTTGGTCTACCTCTACTTTCCATTTATTTCTAATCTTAATTTTTTAATATGTTTACAATTATTACCACTCATCCAAGTACCAGGACATGTACAAGTAAAATTACCTGTATCAGGGTAATATCTAGTTTTATATGTTTTATCTCCTTTTGAACTTAGTGTTTCAACTACTATAGTTTCTGATTTTTTCTTAACTTTAGGTTTTATGTGTATAACATCGTCTAATGTTGTACCTTCAATTACTTCTTGCCAACCCGGCATAATGTATGTCTTTCCACCTAATTTCGTTATACACGGTGGTAAAACGTGTTTATGCGTGTATTTAAATAGTTTAACCCATACTGATGAACCTAATCCATCTGGCTTAATACTATAATTTGTTGTTGGATGATAGAACCTTCTTGTTCTATAATTACCATATTTATTTAAATTTGAAAATTCTATTATTGGCATTCTTTACTTTTTTTACCCTTAACTAAACCATAATCTATTACAAATTGCAATTCTTCAGGAGTTACTTTCATTATGTCTTTATTCATAATTTCCATAGCTCTATTGTATTCTTGCTCTTCGAAATATATTTGTTCGTCTGTCATTTATTTCTATTTATGGGTAAATATACGAAAGATATCTCAGGTAACCAAATAAATGCGCGGAAATCTTACTAGATATTTGGTGGTAAATCATCTGAAGGAGATGATGATTCCATAAGAGTTGCTAAAGAAGCTGAATTTGCTGATTCAATTATTGATTTTGTTAAATATGAATCAATAAATCCTTCTAAATCAGCTTGAGTTAAATCATTAAAAGGAATAAAACCTGGATCAGATGGAGAGCCTGTTAAATCGAATTCATATTTTTGATGCCAATAATGATCACCATCATCTGGGTTTTCGGAAATAGGTATTAGTGTTACTAAACTAAAAGTAATTTTTGAGATTAACCCAGTTGAAGGATCATGTGTTGTTTTTCTTATTTCGTATTTATGTGTCATTATCTATTGTTTATTTTACCACCTCTACTTGGGGATGAAGATGGTCTTGATATAACATTACTACTAGGTCTAGAGTAATTACTACTTGGTTTAGAATAATTATTACTCGGTCTAGAATAATTGTTACTAGGTTTATAGTTATTGTTATTACTTGGTTTCCAATTATTATTTGGTTTAATAATTATATTATTATTGTTATTACTTGGTTTATAATTATTAACTACTGGTTTATTTACTATTACTGGTTTGTTAGTTACTAATCTTGAATTACCCATTTTACCAAAAGCTATTTTATTTTCTATAGACATTCTATTAGACTCTGTTAAACTACCTCTTCTACTTGCATTGTAAATAACATTATAGCTTGGATTATTAAATGGCCCTTGATACCAATTGTTATATGGTCTCCATGGTCTCATATACCAATCCCAATAATTCCAAGGTCTGTAATATGAATAATAAGGATTATAATATGAATAATAGTTGCTACCAAAATAAAAATCAAAATCCATCCATAGTGGTCTATAACCCCAATAGCTATAAGTTCTACCCCAATACCAATCAGAACCTCTATAAAACCTAGGTCTAAAATCTAATGTAATAGTATTAAAATCTAAACTTGTAAATATGTTTACTGAGTCACCTTCAATTTCATCTAAATAAACTACGTCAGTTTCACAACATTTATCTACTGGTGCTAATTGATAAGTCCCACAACCACATAATAACATTATTATAACACCAAACACAATACCTTTAAGCCAACCAATCCATGCTGCTTGGTAAGATGAAATGTTTAATCTATCTAACATTTTATAATAATAATTTTTATGCCACTGTATAATTTTATCCATATTAAGCCATTAAAATATCTTTATCATGAGACTTAGTTAATCCTTCTTTTCGTATTTGATTATCTAAAGTAAGATATATACACATTCTTCGTAGTTGTTTAGGATCATGATATGCTATTTCTTCTAAATATTCAACATCCATTGCATCAAATACATCATTAAAATTTAAATCTTGAAATGTACCCATTTTTATTTTATTTTCCTTGCCCACGATTCATTTTTTTATAATTAACTGAGTTTTTCATGTTTGAGTGTTTTGTTTTAGCGTGCACACCAGGACGCTTTCTTCTTTGTTTTTTATAAGTACTCCCTATTATTGCCATTTATTATGTTTTATTATAAATATAACAAATAATTAATTAAACTCCAAACTATAAGAAAAATGCTTCAACATGTCCACTATTCCAACCTTGCATAGATTCTTCATCATTTGAATTTTCGTTTAAACAAAGATAAAATTTATCTTCACCTGTCCATTTCCATAACATGTTAGAATTTAAATTAGATGATGAACCAGTATCTGCTGTGGTAGGTGTTGTATTTGATCCCGCACCCAATGTATGTGTAGCAAAATTAACCCAAGCACTACCATTCCAACTTTCTACTACTATGTCTTGAGCTCCATTAGGATTAACTATTTTATAGTTATTTACTTTTTGTCCAATAGTGTAATGTTGACTTATCATGGTATTAGGCATACTATTTTCACTATCACTACCTTGACCATCAGCAATATCAAATGCCCAAGAATCTAAAGACGAATCAAATACTACATTTGTATTTGTTGTAGATGGGGATGCTCCAGCAGTTGTACTACTTATTCCACCTGAGTCTCTTCTAAAACTAAATGGGCCTGCTAACGATGCAATTGATCTATCAGCACCTGTGGCTTCAACTGAACATAATATTGGTTTACTGGCTATTATATTTATTCTAGTATTATCATAAGTATCATCTGCAAATACATAAGTACTTGTTACTCCAGCTGTTAATGATCCATTTGTTACTTGATTTGAAATATTTACTGTTCCTGCAAAAATAGCATACTTACAATCATCATAACTATAAAGATAAACTGTTATAGGTTCATCTCTGTTATAATAAAACCCCCAATTAGTACCTTTTAAAGATCCAGGTATCAGTGCATGTTGTGCTGCTGATCTATGCATATGAATAGGTTTATTAGCTACATATTTTTTATTTACAGTACATGAAAAATTACCATTTGTTGGACCTGATGTTGCTGTTACTTTTGTTGTTACAGATCCATCTGTGTCTACTTCATATATTATAGTTCCAGTATAAGGGGCTCCCCATCTACATGTAGTTTGAGTATCAACACAAACATACTCAGTAAGTGAATGTTGTGGAGTGCCATCAAGATCTAAATTAAACATATTATCTGGTGCTTTTGTGTCAAACCATTCATTTTGTTGGCTAGGATTAGATCCCAAAGCATTATAAACAGCAAATGGATTTATGTCAGTACTTCCAGTTGCATTTAATACAGCTCCAACACTTAAATTATCTTGTCCTGCTATAAACTCTAAACCATCATTTACTGTTGTTGCACTTGCCCCTAACTGATTACAAACTCTAATAAATTCAGCATCACTTTGAGGGGTAAAACTTAATGGGGCTGCACCATCTATTACTTTATAAACTACATATTTACCTGGGTCTGTTGGATTAATTGCATTATAATATCCTGTGGCTGATGTTGGTCCTATTGGATCAGTGCTTGTTGCTAATATAGACCTCATACCAACATTACCCCTTCTTAAACCTTTACTAGGTTTACTAGTTACGTATTTCATAGGTCTTCCAGCCATAGTATTTTTATTATAAATATTATAACTATAAACTTAAATCGTAACCCCCAAACCTTTCCATATAAGAAGTAATTTTAACTCCATTTCCATCTTCAGCTACTTTTCCAGTTCTGAACCATTTTCTAACACTACCAGCACCACATAAATGTGAAGCTGCTAATAATCCTGACTCAGTTACTAAAATACCATGAACTATTTCACCCTCATATTTGTCAATATACTTACCAAGACGTTTTTTATTATAAAGTAAATGTTTATGCATTGCATACTCTTGTAAAAAAGTATCATTTAAAAACTCTTGTCTAGTTGTTTTGATTTTTAATGTTTTTAAAGTAGAATTACCAAATTGATATCTACCCATATAACCATATCTATTTACTATGTGGTATTTATTACCTGATTCTTGATGTCCTATTGCATCTAAAAATAATTCATAATCACTCTTTACTATAATAGGTGGGGTTTCCTCTTCAATGCTAATATTAACTTCTAAAAATTCAGGTTGGGGTGATGGAAACATTATTGCAAGTAATAATATACTGAATAAAGTAAATATGAAAAAATAATCTTTGAAATTCATAATTAAAATTTATTTAAAAAATCACCCTTAATATTCTTTGCTCTTAAATTATCTCTTCGTTCTTCATCTTTAAGGATCTTATTGGCTAATTTTTCTAAATGTCTTGATTTGATTTTATCATAGTCATTTACAATTTTATCGTGTTTTTTTCTTTTTATATTTCTTGTTTTTTTCATATTTTTGAAATTAAATCACTCCCAAATTCTTCCTTAGGTTCATCTAAACCTAACTCAATTAATCTTTGTCTAGTATAATCATCCATTTCCCACTCAACTTCACTTTGATTAACTGGTACATGGTCTTCTATTCCTTTAATTTGTTTATCAGAAAATATATCTCCTACAGTTAAAAAATAATGATTATAACATAATAATTCTATATTTTCTTTTCTATAATTTTTTTTATTTCCATCTTTAAAATTTAATAATAAAGGCATCTTATAATCAGATACTCTACGCTCATTAAACCCACAAACAGCACATTCTTCTAATAAATGTCCTTCTGTTATTAATCTATATTTAATTTTATCTGGTGAAAACGATGAGGCATCAACTCTACCTTCAATAATATCTATCAATGCAGGTTCTTTGCCATTATTTCTTAAAAACTTAGGGATCCCTTTACCGGATTGGTTTTTATGTTGTTCAAATAAATTATCATGAGTATCGCTCTCATATAATTTAGCCCACTTTTTATAATGTTGATACGAAACATTTAAATATCTAGCAGCAGCCCTATTTGATAACGTTTGAGACATGGCTCCTTTAATGAGCTCTTTGCTTAATGGTTTTGGTTTAGGCATACTACTTAGCTGAACTATAGGAATCTAATAACTTGGGTTTCTTTTGACTATCTAATTGTTTTGCCTGTTCAGCAGTTACTATTTGAATATCATTCCAAGTATGATCACCTGTACCATTAACTGTAGATACAGCTCTATATGCACTTGTTGTTGAACAATTAACACATACTTTATACCCAAATTTAGTTAACCTTAATTCAGGCATATCTGCTCCACACTTAATACATTTAATCATTTTCATATTTTCCATGTTTATAATTATACGTAATTTAAAAAATATTACGTAAATATACGAAAAATATATTAAAATTCCAAATTACCCCGTATTAACTATGGAACATTCGTGTTACTTTTTCTACTTTAAATAGTTTTTTAAATGTATCTAATGGTAATTTTTTAATTTGACTAGCCATTAAATATGCATCTTCTAATGTGTTAGAATTAACTATTCCTACAGTATCTTTGTTTTTATCTGTAACACTAAAGTATCTGTATTGCATATTATAGTTTGTATTGAATTCTATTATTGATAATATACATCCCTTTAGGTAAATCTCCAAATTTTAATTTTAATTCTCTACCTAATAAGTCATAAATTTTACCATTATTAGTATTATTATTTAATATTAGTTCATCTATAGATAATGGATTACCTCCCATACTTCTAGCCCAAGCTTGACCATCCCAATATTGATCAAAACAACACACTAGAGTGTCAATATTACCTATACTATCTGAAACTGTATATGTTACACAAGTTGTAAGTGTGTCATAAGGCATTCCTGTTAATGTATTATAATTGTAAATGGTATGCGTACATGCTTGACCAAAACAACTATCTTCTGCCAACATATTTCCATCACCATAAGTAGCTACATATAAAGGTGCTGACCAAGTAGATGGAGTATTACCTCCAACACCAAATGCTATTTCTAATTGAAATTGTGATCCTATTGTGTATGACATAGTTGAATCACATGATGATTGTGCTTGTGTTATTTGAGTTAGCCCAAAAGCAATAGCTAACGTTAGTAAAAACTTTTTCATTTTGTTTTTGTTTTTAGTTAATAATGTGAAGTCTATTATAAATACAACTAAATTACTTCAATTTCAATATCCACGCCTCCTAATCCCCAATTGCTTATATTTTTTGTTAAGTAATGGAAATTTTCAACCCAAGTAAAAGCATCATTATAAGCTTGAGTATCTCCTTTATAAGCACCTTTATTTTCACTATCATGCACACGTGTTCCATCTGCTTTAGTAAAATAAGCTCCATGTTCCATATGATATAAAGCTGGTTCGTACAATACTTCTAATTTATAACCATTTAATACTGCTTTTTTCTGTACATTTGTATCTACAAAACAAGCATATATCATTTCTTCTTCAAATCCCTTAATTTTATTCCAAACATCTTTATGTGCTATTTGAAAATCACCACAACAATTAATTAAACTGTAATTATCATTTGGTGTTACTTTAGCTGGAAAATGTCTTGCTGGGATATTAGATAGTGATTCCCTTAATTCTTTTTCATTTCTGCTATTATATATTACATCTTTAGGTGCTTCTCTTCTAGACACAGTATAAAAAGTATTCTTATCTAAACCTTTAATTAATTTTTTTAATTCTTTTTTTGTTGGAGGTATTATATCTATGTTTGTAGATACAATCCAATCAGCATCACTTCTTCTAATAGCAATATTTCTACTTATTGCTTCATTACATTTTTGGGCATTAGCATCAAATATAATTTGATTAACAACATTAGAAGGTATACAATAATGTTTTATTTTTCCTTTTTTAGGTAATTTATCTTCAATTTCCCAAATAAAGGATCCATTAGGTGAATTCCAATCAACATAATTTACTTCATCAAATGACTTAACCATCGATTTAAAGTGAATTAAACCTCTTTCAAAATCTTTATAACCATCATTTCTATTTACTACTACTGATGCTATCTTCATAATACTTTATTGTTTTTTCTAAACCTTTTTTTAATGATGTAAATTTATATCCTTTTAAATGTGTATTAACTAATTTTTTACTTTTAGATCCTACAAATGCTTCTGTATCCCACTTAACTAAGTTATAATCATAACCTACTATATCACAAATAGTTTTAGCATATGTTTTTAATGTATAAGATTTACCTGAAGATAGATTAAATATTTTTGGTGTTTTAGGAGACATTGATTGTAATATTATATCTACAGCATCGTCAATAAAAATTAATTCTCTAGTTTGTGTTCCATCTCCCCAAAGTACTACTTCATCACCCCCATTTTTAGCGTTAACTATTTTTCTAATTAAATCAAATATAAAGTGTTTATCTTCTAAATCATAATTAGGACCATAAAAAACAGATGGTATTAAATACCTAAAATCCATTTTAAATTCTTGTTTTAATGCAGATATTCCTGTTAGTAAATTACGTTTAATCATACCATAAACTTCATATCCAGTTTCAGGTACATCTAACATATAATTGGTTTCTGTTTTTTTAACTTTATTGCTATAACCACAAGATGAACCAAATGTAATCATAGTTGCTCTTTGTTGATATTGAGCCCAATAAGCTAACATATCAGAATTAATACTTGAGTTTACTATCCATTGTTCACCTGGGTGTTTTTGACAATAACCTCCAGCTGCTGTTTTAACTGCTAAATGAAAAATATAATCATATGAATTTTTTTCTAATGACCACATACTACTAAAATTAGTTGAATTAATTTCAGTAACTTCACAATTTTCATCTTTTAATCTATTAACTAAATGTCTACCTACAAATCCAGTAGCACCTGTAACTAATACTTTCATATTATAAATTTGTATATTTTTTATTATTATCTGCAATAACCATTGAATATGCTTTTTCTAATTCTATAATACCTGATTCAATTGAATGGATAGGTCTCCAACCATAACTTTCTAATTTATCATTTGATACAATATAATCTCTATTATCAAAATCAGAACTAAAATCATTTTCTATAATTACTAATTTAGGAAAATATTCTTTAATAGCTTCTGCTAATTCTTTTTTATTTAAATTAGCTTTAGATAATCCTACATTAAATACTTCACCATTCATTTTATCATAATTTTCTATACAAAATAAAAATGTTCTAGCTATATCCCTTACATGAATATAATTACGTTTAAATTGAGATTGAAATAATACTAATACACCTTCGGTCATTGCTTTATAAACAAAATCATTAACTAGTAAGTCAGTACGCATTCTAGGTGATGCACCAAATACAGTTGCTAATCTTAAACATATACCATTTTTATTATTTAAAATATATTGTTCAGCTTCACATTTAGTTTTAGCATATAATGATAATGGGTTTTGAGGACTATCTTCTGTAATAATATCTTTTGAACTACCATACTGACTATTAGTATTAGGCATTACTAATTTTTGATTAGGTTCTAAAATATCTACAATGTTTTTAATTTGCTCTAAATTAACTTTAACTGTTAAATCTGGGTTAGCTTTACAAGCTGGTGCTCCTACTATTGCTGCTAATGGGATTATAATATCATGAGCTGCTACTAATGCTTGTAGTGTTGTTTTATCTGTAACATCTCCCTTAATAAATTCAAAATCACCAACATCACAATAATGTAGTAGTGATGTTTGTTTATACATTAAATTGTCTAATACAGTTACTGAGTAACCATTGCCTAGTAAATATTCAACTAATATAGAACCTAAATAACCAGCTCCACCTGTAATTAATACACTTTGTTTCATATAGTATCTGCGTTTTTATCACGTGAAGATAATATAGGATTATCAATAGGCCAAGGTATATTTAATTTTGGATCATTCCATTTTACTGTAAATTGTTCTGATGCTCCTCCATATAATGTAGATTGTTTATAACTAAATATTCCAAAATCACTCATTACTAAATGACCGTTTGCAAAACCAGGTGGTATTAATATTTGTTTTCTATTTTTATCATTAATACTAAACATATCATATTCTAAATAAGTATCACTTGATTCTCTCATATCAACGACTACTTGTAATAGTGAACCATAAACACATGAAACTAATTTCCATGTTTTATTATCACCATGCAGTCCTCTTAACGTATGTTTTACTGATGTACTTATGTCATCTTGTTTAAATTCAATTTTTTTACCATTATTAACTATGTGGTCAAATATTTTATAATTTTCTACATTCCAAGTTTCAACATATTCACCTCTATAATCATAGAAAATATCTGGTTGTATAATTACTACTTCTTCTAATTTTTTACTAACTTTATATTTCATTTATATCTATTTTTGCAGTACCTTTTTTCTGTACTACTTGGGTTGCACATTTATTTGCAAATTTAATTGCTTTTATTATACTTTTATTTTTTAAATAATCAAATACTAAACCAGCTAAAAATGTATCACCTGCTCCACTAGTATCTCTTACATCAACTTCTTTAACAGGATAAATTTTACCTTTATACTCAGCTCCTCTAGGTCCTCTTGTAATAATCATTTTTTTAGACCAACTTTTATCAATATTATCTTTATTATACTTAAATTCTACATCATTAATTTTAATAAATTTAATTTTATCAGCATAACTACCTAATGATTTTTTAGTATCTAAAAACGTTAAGGGGTGTTGTTCTGATATGTATTTGATTGTAGCTTCATCAATAAAACCTTTACAATAATCACTAATTACAATAGCATCAAATTCATCAAATTTAATATCTTCTAATGATTTTTGAGCTATAGGAAATACATCATCTTCACCTTCATCAACTCTAATAAACATATGATTTGTTCTACTATCAACATATCTTGTTTTTCTGATGTGATTAGCATTTGAAACCAACCAACCATCACAACCTAATGCTTTTAAATTATCTACTACATTACCAGCCATACCTAAAGCACTTACAAATGATTCAGGTTTTAGAATTGGAACAGGTGCATCTGGACAGAACCTACCTGTTGTACAATAAATGTATTCATCTAAACAACTATCTCCTATTACTAATATTTTACTCATTTATTATTTTATTTAATCGTTTACTTATTGCTTGTATTACATCATCAGCAAATTCTTCTTTTGTTTTTACATTACTATTTTTAGTAATATAATTTTTATACTGATTTAAACTATGTTTATAATTTTCTGTTACTACTAAATTTTTAATAATATATTGATTAACGTCTTTACCCTTATTAAATTTATAGTAGTCTAGTAAATTCATTATAAATGTATCATCAGGTCCGTAATGACCCAAACTATAATCAAATTCAATATAATCCTTAAACAAATCAGATGTTAATAAATTACACCAACCAGCAGCAAATTTAAATCTTTGCTCATTTTTAATAACTGATAGCTCTTTCCCGTTATGTTTAAATAATTTATAACCATCAAACCCAAAATAATTATCGTGTGATGCCGGTATGTTCATGTAGTCTTCATTAACTAAAACATCCCATGTTTCATCCCATAATCTATGTATTTGAGGTGTTATTATACAATGTTTATCCTCAACCGACTTATGAGCTACAATTAAAGATGCTATAGCATTATCTGGGAAGATCATATCACTATCAAACCAAATAAAGGCATCTACTTTATCTTTATATTGTTCTAAAAACATAGTTTTATAACTAAAGGCACCTAATATTTTTTCTTCAAAATTTATGTGTTCATCTAATGTACAATATTCTTTTACAATATTATTTAATTCATTAAATCTATCAACAAAATAACCAGGATTAAATACACTATTTTCCCAATTATAAAAATAATTTGATAAATTTAAAAATGGTGAAAATATAATTTCATCATCAATGTAATTAAAATTTCTTCTTAATTGATGTATAAATGTTTGATAATTATCTATTTCATAAGGTGATATGTGGATACTTATATGGTATTTCATAAATTATTCATTTCAATTAATTCATCAATAAATTCTTCTATTCGTTTAAAGAAATTACTATTTTCTAATGCTCTTTGATAATTAACATCAATAAAACCTTTCATATCATAATAATCCTGAGGTGTTAATTTATTAATAATATCTACTAATTCATTTTCATCTTCAAAATGTATAATACCTCTATCATCATAAAAATCACCTATATAAGGAGCACCCCAATAAATTGGAACGGTTTTAGTACAAAAACAATCTATAATTTTATCTGTAAAATAATTATTATGTTTTGAATTTTCTACTGCTACATGAAACATAGCATTTCTATTCCATAATTCTTTTTTACCTTCACCTTCAATTGGATTACCATTTGGTAGATCATTACCATCAGGCCTATTATTTTTTTCATGATTAAAATCACTTAAATATGGATACCATTTATGTGGTATTTTTATTTCTGATTCTTTATCAAATATTCTATGTCTTAAATGATGACCTTCAATTTTATTTAAAACACCTCTTAAGAAATTAACTTCAAATACTCTTTCTTTATTTTCAAATTCTTTACAATATTCTAAATCAATATTTCTTTCACCATGAGGGAATATTATTGAATTAGGTAAATTAATATCTGAATTCCAACTTAACACAGCTGAGTATAAATGACCATACTGTTTAGCATAATTATGTAAACCAAAAAATTCATTAGGTTCATTAATTAATAATATATTAATTGGATTAATTGCTAATTCTTCAGGTGTACCTGGTTTATCATTAAAGATAGTTATTGGTTTATCTTTAAACCTTTCAATACTACCTAATCTTTTTTCATACCTTTCTTGAGGTATAAAATTACTAAATATTACCATGATACCTCCCAGTCTTTAAAGTCAGCAGCTAAACAGTCTATTTTATAGTCTTTTCTACCACCTACTTTTTCTTGTATTTTATTTTTTGCAGTATTTCTAATACCATTTAAACCATGAGTTAATTCTAAATTATTACCATCTTTGATACCTTTTCTGTAATTAGATTCATTATGCCAAATATGTAAATTCATTTGAGCTAATACAATTACAGATCTAATTAAATCAGCATCAATACCTTCTAAATTAATATCATGCATTATGTCTTTAATTTCCTTAGCATATTCTTCTTTATGTTCAGGAATAAAAACTTCTTTTAATTGTGCTATTGATAATCTATCAATTAATTCACTTAATGTTGGTAAATATTTTCTACTCATATGTACTGTAGTAATTATTTTGTTTTACTTGTTTTTCTATATCTTTAGGGTGATATAAAGCAAATTGTTCATCTTCATGTAAATTAGACCATGTTTTATATCCCTCTAGTACTTCATGTACTTTATTTACCCATCTAATTTTAGTATTATTTTTATAAATTCTCCACTGAAAATCAGGCCAATTAACCCAACCTTTATCATCTACTCTCCAACCCCATTGTCTAACATACTCTTCAGTTAAACCATGTACAGTATTAACTCTAGGTACTCTAATTACTTCATTTTCAGGATTACTTAGTATTATTTCTGGTAGTAATTCTATTAATGTTTCATGTGGCATTTCATCTGCATCTATTTGAAAGATCCAATCACCACTACACATGTCAGTTAATTTATTTTTCCAATTAGCAAAATGCCCATCAAATTCACCTGGCATCCAAGCTATTTCACAATTAACTGATTTTGCTCTTAAAAATTGTTCTATACCTTCATGACCGTTGTTAATATCATATAATATAACAATATTGTCTTCAGGACGTTTTTTCTCTAAAAGAAATAAAACTAATCTTTGGATTTCTACGAATTCATCACAAACTGTGATTGCATAACTAATATTCATCTTTGTCTAAATTGTTGATGTAATATAATAACCTATCCTTGGGTTTCCAACCTAAAATATTCGTAGCATCTTTATCTTCACATAATGTAGCTCTATAATTACCTGGTTGGTCTTCTAAGTAAGATATTTTACAATTAAATTTATCTTGAAACATTTTTGCCAACTCAATAATAGAATAATTCACACCTGTTCCTAATTCCCAAGCATCTTCATGTTCTATACCCTTTATACCAATTTTATATAAACCATCAACAATATCATCAACGTGAGTAAAATCTCTTCTTTGTTTCCCATCACCAACAATTTCAATACCTGCTCCTCTATTGATTCTAGATCTCCAAATACCAATTACATTACCATTTACTTCATCTAATGCTTCACCAGGACCATATACATTATAAAATCTACAAATTTCAACTTCTAAATTAAAAGATTCTTTATATAATTTACATACACCTTCACCTAAATATTTATACATAGCATAAGGTGAAGTAGCTGGATTGTGATGTCTAGATGAAGAACCAGCGTATACTACTTTAGCACCAATTTTTAAAGCATACTCACATACTCTTTTAGTACCTAGAACATTAGAAGTGAATGTTTCTGAGGGATCATCAAATGAAGGTTGAACTCTTGATTGAGCAGCTAAGTGGTAAATTATATCAAAATCTTCAGCTAAAAACCAATCAAAACTCCCATGTTCACTTATATCACCTTTATGATATATAGCTGTAAATCCTTCTACAGTTAAATGATTACTAGTATTACCTGTGGTATAATTGTCTAAGGAATGGACTTCATGTCCTTCATTTAACAATCTTTTTATTAAATTAGATCCTATGAATCCTGCTCCTCCAGTAACTAATATTTTCATTTTATTCATCTTTAGAACCGAATACTCCTATATAATCTAATGCTTCAACAAAATCATTATGAGCAAATCTTTTTTCAGTTGTCATATCCATTCTCCATTCATAATACTCACCTTTTTTACCTGGGATTGGGAATTTTTCTTTTTCTTCTTCAGTTATTTTTACTGCTTTAACTCCAGCCCATTCATAATTATCTTGTGATACTGCTTCATCTTTAACACCAAATTCTTTAGCTGCTGTAGCAAATACCATACCATTTTGAGGCAGATTTACCGTTTGAGGCATCCATACTAACCCATCTTCATCTTCACCTAATAATGCTTTATATAAATTAGGTAATATTTCCATTTGTTCTTCAAAAAACTTTTCACCTTGTTTCATTATAGTTGAAGTTTGGAAACCACAACCATAACAAGAGTAAAGAGTTATTTTACCTACTTTTTGAGTATAACAAGCATCACCCCCACATCTTTTACACTTAATTAAATTATCTGCTTTCATTATTTTACTATTTTAAGTTTATCTTTTTTAGGCATTTTTATTTTAGAAATATTAGGTAATTTTAATTCCATTTTTTTAGGTAATTCTGGGATAGTTAAGTCTAATATCTCTTTAATTTTTGATTTCATTTTTTTATAACTAAAGTTTTTTCTAGAATGAGCTCCTTGTTTTTTACTTTTTAATTTCCACTCATCATACTTTAAAAATACATCTTGATAACCATTGTTAACCCATTGGTCACCTACTTTAAACCATTGAGCTTCACCTAATATCATATCTTTAACTTGGGCAGATGAATGTACTTTTTCTAGTTCACCACCTAATAAAGCACAATAATCTTTACTTAAGAAATCTATATGACCTGACCACCCTGTAGTAATAATAGGTTTATTTAAAGTACTGAATTCAAGTAATGGCCTACCAAATCCTTCACCTTTAGTTAAACTTATCATTGCTTTAACTTTAGGATTATTATAAATTTCATTCATTTCAATATCTGTAAAGTCTCCATGTAACAAATAAACATTAGGTAAATCATCTCCTTTAACTGATTCTCTTATTAAATCAATTCTTCTTAACATTTCTACTCTATCAGCATTACTACCTCCAACAGCACAAGTTTTTAATATAAGTGCTGGTTTTTTAGGTTTACCTTTAAATATTTCATAAAAAGCTTTTACTGTAAGGCCTATATTTTTTCTATCATGTCCTAAATCACCTTGCATCCAATGTCCTACAGTTAAATATGCAAAATCTTCAGGTATAGATTGTATTTGTTTTTTTAAGTCTTTATTTGTAAATTTTTTAATTTCTTTATAAACATCTAAATTAACTCCTTCAAATAATACTTTAATAGGTTTATCTAATTTTAAAATATGACTTCCATCTTTTGCTTGATATTGTGATGCTTCAAATGTTACCTTTGAATGATTTGATGATGTTAAAATTAAATCCATACGATTACAACCTTCAATCCAACTTGAATGTACATGAGTTGTTTCCATTCCTGCTGTTAAACCAATATTATATTTACCTACAGGTTGAAATTCATTTGGAACTGTTATCATACACCATATATCTGGTTTTGATTGTAAATTTGGTATAATATGCTTTTGTAAAAACCCCCATTCTTTTTTATTATTTTCTATAAAATTTTCTGGTGTGTTTCCCCATCTTTGAGGTATAATAGATACTTCATATTCATCTAGTTCAATTAATGCCTTTACAAAGTCTCTAGAACGAGCACCATAACCACTAAAAGTATCAATTGGACAACTTACAACAAATGTATTTTTCATGTTAGTATATTAATTTATGATTTAAAACTTTTCTTTCTATATCTGTATCTTTAGTAAATGTAAATGATTTTCTTGGTTTAAATTTTTTAAATAATTCATCCATTCCTTCAATTACTCTTTCACCCTGAACTTGAGCAGTAAATCCAGCTTCTTTACTTGTAACCCAATCATATCCAGCTTTACCTATTTCTTTTCTTTCTTTTTTACTCATATCATACAATGCTCTAATTTGTTTAGCTGCATCTTCAGGTGTACATCTATCATCCCAAATGTAAGGAGTTTTAGGTGAACCTACTAATGATAGATTAGTTGGAAATACAGGTAATGCCCATTTACCACATTTTTTATAAGTACCTCTATGATTTGAAGGAACATTTTCATCAAAATCAATCCAATTACCATTTTCGTCTTCAAAACGCATTTGATCTTGCATACCACCAGTAACATTAGCAATAATAGGAGTACCTGTTAATAATGCTTCTGTTAGTGATAATCCCCAACCTTCAGCTGAAGAAAGTAATACAACACCATCTGCTATATTATAAAAATGATTTAATTGATCTCTTGTTAATTTTTGTGATGATAATATTATATTACCTGATCCTTTATTTGGGAATAAAAAATTAATTACTGCTGGTAAATCAGTACCTGCATCATTTACAAGATCTGTATGAAGAATAAAATTACATTTATTGCGCTCTTCTTCTGTTAAAGTTTCCATAAATAATTTCCAAGCAAATATTGTATCAGGAATACATTTCCTTCTAATATTTCTAGAATTAAAAAATAATGTAAAATCAATATCTACACCATTATTTATTTTATCTTTTGTTTCATTTAAAGCCTTATCATTATCCTTAAGAGGTTTAAATGTATTGCTATTTAACCCATGAGGTATATATTTTATAATTTTATCTTTACATCTTTCTTTACCTAAAACTAATTTATTTATATTAACTGTTTGTTTAGAAATCCCAAATAAAGCATCACATGAATCATAAAATTCTCTATTATACATTGGGGCTGGTAAGTCATCCCAAATATTTAAGTATGCTATTGGAATTTGAGATCTAATTTCATTTTCAATTTGAAACAACCAATCAAAATATCTTGGATCTGTTATTAAAAATAAAGCATCTGGTTTTTCATGTTTGATTACTTCTCTTAATGTTTTTGGATCTCCATAACCATCAACTGGAAATAATATTACACTTGAATCTTCAATTCCTGCATCTTTATTAATTGCATCAGATAAATCCACAGGTCTACCTTTTTCAGGATGTCTAATAGCTCCTGCCATTTGTATCCAATTGTATCTATGAGCTGTGTGAGTTATTACTTCTCTCCCCACATTGGCTACTCCAGAATGAACTCTAATATCATCTGTTAATAATAGAATTTTTTTTCTATTTTCTTTTTTTATATAACCTTCTTTCATCTTCAATAACTGTTTTTTAATATTATTAGTCTAGATCTAATTTTACTTGTGAATTAATTTGTTTTCTAAAATTTTCATCTGTTAAATACAAGTATAATGAACGATCAGCTAGTTTTTGGAAACTAAATTTACGTTTTACACATTCAATTTTAAAATTTTCAAATAAATCACTTTTTACTTTTACACTAGTTAGTGTCATGTCTTTTGAATTTGCCATAATTTTTATTTTATTATATTTGTCTATACATATATGTAGATTACAAATTTTTACCAACTACATTGCAGAGTTCCATATTATCTTTAAAAGGGCAGAACGTGCAATTCCATTTACTTGGTTTTGCGGGGAATATAGTATCCTTATATGACCCATCCAAGTTAAAAGCTTTATTTATAAATTCATTTAAATTATTTTTAGCTTTATTTATTTTTACTTTACCAGAGGCAGGATAAAATTGTTGTACTCGTTTTTGTGGATAATCTCCATCAACATATACTTTTCTTCTAACTATAAAAAATTCAATATCAATCTTCTCAATAGGTATGTTATATTGTTTACTAAAAAAGTGTTTATATAATATTAATTGGAATTGTTTTGATTCATCTTTTTTAGCCCATTTATTCCATCCTTTAGTGCTGGTTTTAATGTCTATAATTTTAAATGTGTCTAGAGTTTCATTATACAATACTATATCTAAGTAACCCATATATTTAACACGATTAAGTCTTAAATTAGGAGCTACTACAATAGGTACTTCACAACCAACTAAATATGTTCCTTTTTTCTTAAAATAAAGATTTCTTTTCTTTTTAATGAATTTTAAAATTTCTTTTCCATCTTCAAAAAATTCTCTTAATTCGGTTGGGGAACTAAAATGTTCATTATTATTTTTCTTATAATCTTCAGCGTAACATCTTCTTAATGTATCTTCAAATAATTCTTCTAAGTCAATTCTGTCTGCAGCTGCTCCACTTACTTCATATATTTTATCTATATAATGTTGAATTACTTCGTGTAAAGCAGTTCCAAATGTCATATGAATACTTTGTTCACTAACTTTATGACCATCTCTATATTGTAATGACCATTTTTTAGGACACTGAGTAAACATTGACAATTGAGAATAAGATATATTCTTTTCAACTGCAAAGTTGACTGGTAAAGGGGGATTATTTCTAATCTCCCTTACTATAATTGGTACTTTCTTTTTACCCAAACTATTTTTTCCATTTATCACGACCTACTAAAAGACCGATTATACCATAGTTAGCAATATCAATAAAAGTATCTTCCATACCTTCACCTTTAACATAATTTTTACCATTAACAAGTAAATTTTTTAATCTACTTATTTTATCTGTAAGTCTAATTGCTAATCCTGTTAGTGAAAACTTTTTATCATCTTTATTATTTAAAATATCACCACCTAAAGCAATGTTATTTAAACCATAATCCATATGTTTAGCGGCAAACATCTCATACATTTCTTTAGTAATTTGTTTAAATTCCTCAGATAATTCTGGGTATTCTGTTTCAAATGCTTCTACTGTAGGTGAGGTTTTTACTGCTTCAACAACTTTTTCTTGGGAAAACTCCCATGCTTTTCTACTATCCATTCATTTGTACTTGAGGGTTAAAGTATTTTTCTAATACTTCTAATCTTTCATCTGCTGATGCTAATAATCTAAGTGCTTCGTTACAATTATCCCAATAGTCTTTAGTTGAATGGTCACCTATACCAACTGCTTGATTTGTTAATAATTGAATACTTGCTAATGCTTTTTCCTTATCAGCTTGGGCTTCAGCTTTTAAAAATTTGTATACTTGTAAGTTCATATTGTTTTTATTAATTTAGTTATTTCTTTTTTTTCATAACCTAAATCACTTAATACTTCAGTGACTCCTTCTTTTCCTAATAATGGAATATAAGTACCTGCTTCATCATTTCCAACTGATAGTTTATTTGCTATTATTTTAGATAACTCAGCAGTATCTTTTTTATTTTGGTTTTTTATATATTTGTTCCAAATTTTTCTTTTTGGAATCATCTCTCTATAAATAGTATAGATTTCTTTTTTATTTTGAGGATTTATTTTTTGAACAAAATTAACTATGTCAATATAATTCATATTCATAGATAAAAATCTGTGTACCATATATGAATTCCAACCATCCCAATCTTCTTGTGTAAAATTATTTGGGTTAGTTTTTTTGACTGTTATTTCATTTAACCAGTTAAATATTGTCATATATTATATTTTTTAAATCCTCTATAATACAGATCAGCTAATCCTTCATTTATTCCCCAATATCCTGCAGTTAATCTATCCCAATATGTTATATTTCTAAACTCTTCAGGAGTTCTGTTTTTATAGAAATTTTTCCATTCATCTATTTTAGATGTAAATGGAGAAGCATGTGTTGAAGAATGATCTGTACCATGTTCATTTCTTCCTAAATAAGCACATGACATTATAAATAATCCACCTGGTTTTAAATGATGGATCATATTTTTAACTGTTAGATCATAATAAGGATCATGTTCAAATACTTCAAAAGCACATACAGCATCAAATAATTTATCATCTTGATAGTGATGACCTAAACATACTACATCAACATTATCACCTTTTTCTATATCAACTCCAACCCATTCACAATTTTCAGTATGGGATTTAGCTTTTGGATAACAGTTTCCAGATCCTATTTCTAACCATCTTTTACCTTTAAAAAACTGAGGATATAAAACCTTAGTTTCATAGATAAAATGCATTATAGCATGATGCATTTTTAGATTAAATCGTCTTTATATTCTTCTCTAATTTCTGGTGGTAAAGTCAATCCTACTAATTTTTTAGTATCAGGACAGAAAAATACTGGGATTGGCATAACTGCATCTTCATCAGTACCTGCTACAAATTTTGATACACTACGTAATAATACTCCTTGTTGAAATATTTTATTTCCATCTGGTGTTTCAAATGACGTTGTATCTGATAATTTTACATTTGGTTGTCCTACTGGGTTACTTGGGTTACTCATTTCTTTTATTTTAAATTTATTAATTGATTTATTAAGGCCATACAGTTTATTTCTTTATCAATTCTAAAATTGGATTGAAAACTGTATTCATTTATATGAACTGCTACTGTGCCTTCTTTTCCAGGAGCATATTCTGAGGCTTTATCAAATAAAAATCGATAAAACACTTCAAAGTCTTTTACATTAGCGTTAGCTATTATCTGTCTTATTTCATTAAATTTAGGAGATGATTTAGCTAATTCTTCTACTACTTTAACCATGTAATTATTAGAAACTAATACATCTTTATCTAATTTTAGTTGGTTATTTTGTGTTGATACTTGTATTGTATTAAGCATCTTACGAACATCAGGGTAGTTATTATTAGTAATTGTTTCTAAGTCACTAACACTACATTTTATACCTTCTTTCTGTACAACTTTCATCAAATGATTTACTACGTCTAATTTACTTGGAGGTACAATTTTTAATGTTTGGCATCTTGACTGTAAAGGATCTATAATACGCTCTATAAAATTACAAGTTAAAATAAAACGTGTAGTTCTAGAAAACGTTTCAATTACATTCCTTAATGATGCTTGTGCTTGTATAGTTAGAAAATCTGCTTCATCTAATATAACAACCTTGAGAGGTTTAAATGACATAACACTAGCAAAACCTGATACTTTATCTCTAATTGTTTCAATACCTCTTTCATCTGAAGCATTAATATAGATATGATCACATTCTATATTTTTTACTATTAATTTAGCTAATGTTGTTTTACCAGTTCCAGCTGGTCCATAAAATATTAAATTTTGAATATCATTCTGGTCAATATAATTTGATATTGATTTTTTAATATTTTCGTTCCCTACATAATTATTTATGTTTACAGGACGATATTTTTCTACTAATAATCCATGATCTTTCATAACCTAAATATACAAAATATTATTTAATTTTCCAAGTCTAAATACCCTGTCTAAATTCACCATATAGAGAATACATTTTTTCTTCTTTTGGTTTTACTTCTTCTTCAGTTGCATGAATAGCATATAATTTACTTCCTAAAGGATCTAATCTATATTCACCTTTAAATCCTGTTTTATGAAAAAATGCTTCTAAAGTTTCAGTTAAAGTAGGATGTACTTGTTTTTTTGGATCAGAAACGAGTTTCCACCTGTCTCCAGGTGGTACTCTTACTGCTATTAGTTCATTATGTTCGTTTATTACTGTTTCCATTTTACATCATACCCGCACCTGGATAAGGTGTTGATGGGTTATTAATTGTTACATTTTTAGGGTCTTGAGGTTCATTTACTACTATACATTCTGTAAGTAATACTGTACCTGCTACTGAAGCTGCATTTTCTAATGCTACTCTAGTTACTTTAGTTGGATCAATAATACCAGCTTCTTTCATATCAACTACTTTATCAGTTTTGATATTATATCCAGCCCAGGTATCGTTTCCAGAATCAACTAATCTATACCTACCTAACATTTGAGCTCCAACTGAGTCATGTCCCGCGTTTATAAGTATTTGTTCAAATGGTTTACCACATGCTTTATAGACTATTTCTGCACCGATATTATCTTTTTTAATAGATTCTCTAGCATATAATAATGCTGCACCACCTCCAGGAACAATCCCTTCTTCTTGTGCTGCTTTTGTTGCATGTAAAGCATCATCTACTCTATCTTTTTTCTCATTCATTTCAGTTTCATTATGACCACCTACATGAATAATTGAAACACCACCACAAACTTTAGCTAGTCTATTTTGTAATTGTTCGCGTTCAAATTCACTTGAAGCACCTTCAACTTGAGCAGCTAATTCTTCAATTCTTTGATTAATTGCATCTTCATTACCTTTACCATCAATAATGGTTGTTTTATCTTTACCAATTGTAACTGTACGAGCTTCACCAAACCAATCCCAAGAAAATTTATCTAATTTCATTCCCTTAGATTTGTCAAATACTTGACCACCAGTCATTATAGCAATATCTTCTAGAATTAATTTTCTTCTATCACCAAAATCAGGAGCTTTAACAGCACATACACTTAATGTACCTCTTTGTTTATTAACAATCAAAGTAGCTAATGCTTCATGGTCTATATCTTCAGCTATAATTAATAATGATTTAGCTTGTTTAGCTACACCTTCTAAAATAGGTAATAATTCTTTTACATTAGTAAATTTACGATCAGCAATTAAAATACTAACATCATTTAGGGTACTTGTCATTGTATTGTTATCAGTAACAAAATATGGAGATTTATAACCTCTATCAAATTGTAGTCCTTCAACAGTTTCTAAATATGTTTCACCTGATTTGCTTTCTTCAATATGAACTACTCCTTCAACTCCTACTTTTTCAATAGCTGTTGATATTAATTTTCCAACTTCTACATCATTATTAGATGAAATAGTTGCTACTTGTTCTAATTGATCTTCTGATGAAATATCTTCTGATATTTTATTTTTTAATACATCAACTACCTCTTTTACAGCTGTGTCAATTCCTCTTTTAATTTCAACTGCATTAACACCATTATTTAAATGTTGTAATCCTTGCTGTATCATTTCTCTAGCTAATAATGTTGATGTTGTAGTTCCATCTCCAGCTTTATCTGCTGTTTTAATTGAAGCATTCTGGATAAGATTAACTCCTAATTGTTCAAAAGGTTCTTTTAATCTAATATGTTTTGCTACTGTTACACCATCTTTAGTTGATTGTACTTGATTATGATCTTGTTGAATAGCAACATTCCTTCCATTAGGACCTAATGTTGATACAACTGCGTCAGCTAAAGTATCAATACCTTTAACCATTTTTTCCCTTCCTTCAGGGCCAAACTTAATTAATTTACTCATTGTCTTCTATTTTTATATCATTAATTGCTTTTTCTTCTTCAGGAGTTACTTCTGTTTCAGCTAAAATATCTTCAACAGATGATTTAACTTTTGCTAAAATTTGATTTTCAGGACCTACATAAAATTCCTCTCCATTATGTTCTATTTTTGTAAATCCTTGTGTAGGTAATACTACTTCATCTCCAACTTTAATTGTTGTTTCTACAAAACCTCCCATATGTGTAAATGAACCAGGACCGACAGATACTACTACACCATGTTCGTTTCTATCTTTACCAATATCTGGTACTACAATGGATCCATACATTTCTTCGTTTTGTTCAATCGGTTTAACGATAACCGCATTAAATAGTGCTTCTAAATTCATAATCCTTTATAATTTATTAGTATTTCAATTTTTTCATTTAATTCATCCCATCTATCAAGATATTCTCTTACACTAGTATATTCTTTTTTACTATTATTATGTAATTGGCATTCAGCTATTTTACTTAAACAGCTTCCAAAGTTAGAATAGTGTGCTACTGGTTTTTCATAATTTTCACCTTTACTATCTTTAGATCTTAATCTATCTGCATCTGGTGTTATTACTTCATATACTGTATAACAGTGTGAATCTCTACCTATATAATAAGGTTCTAATACTGGGTCTTTTATTGTTTGCATATAACTTTATTTTTTATTCATATTAATGTATGAAAAATAACTTAGTAAACCAACCTATAGGGCGTAAATTGTTGGTTACTTTAATTAATTTTCAAAACTTTAGGCATTGCTGCTTTTGCAAATGGAACTGATACAATTAACAGTCCATCACTAAAAGTAGCTGATGCTTTACTTGGGTTAAATTTAGTTCCTAATTTATAAGCTAAATTAAAAGAACGTTTTGCTATTCCCCTGTGAATATATTTTCTTTCAGGGTCTGGTGTTTTATCTTTGTCATACGAAAAAGTAATACTATCACCTTCTAGTTTAACTTCAATAGCTTCCTTAGGAATGCCAGTGCAAGCTAACTCAAAGGTTAGTCCTGAATCGTCTTCAAAAATATTAATTGGGTATTGTTGTTTTGCTTCTGCAGCTGGTATAAATGCTGCTCCTGTTTCAAACAGGTTTCTAAATAATAGATCGTACGGGTTGTACAATCTTTCTAAAAATTGTGTACTCATATCACTTTGTTTTATGCTGTCGTTAGATCAGCGGTTAATAATTGTTTTAAAAATTTACGCCCTAAGGTCAATTTATTATACATATATTAAAAATCAGTTTCTGCTTTCCTTACCATGTAGTACTCACTAGAAACATCTTCATTTTTAAATTTAAATTCTATTAGTCCCATAGAACTAATCTTCATAGTTCCCTCTTCCATATCTTTATTAGCATGAATGATAGTTTTAAATGTGTCTGAATTATATGGTATTCTCATACCTTCATCAGCTATATCTCCTGTTATTTGATAGGTTATTTTATTATTATGTCCATGCTCATCTCCAAATACAAACTCACATACATTTTCACCATCTAAGTTAGTTGTTGTAGTAATTAACATATTGTCAATTCCTTGTAATGCACTTTTAGCTTTTATTAAATTATCAATATCTTCACTAGTTAAATTTAAATTAACTACAAACTCAGGAATATTAACTGTACCTACTTTTGATATTAATAAAGGATCAGAAACAGCATAAGTTAAATTAAAATTTAAATCTGATATCTTAAGTTTATTAATTAATTTATTTTGTTTTTCTAATTCTAAAAGTAAATCTCCATTACAAATGTTAATTAAACTAGATAATTTTTTAGTGTCATATATTGCTATTTCACTATTTTCTAATGGAAAATTATTACATTGAACTTTTCCTATTATATCTGCAGTTGGAGACATAAAATCTATAGTTAAAACACTATCTTTAATATCCCATTTTACAGATTCGCAAACATTTAAGTAATATTTACTTATTACTGATTGTAGTATTGATTTATTTATCATTTTTTAGTATAAACTTTATTATTAATTACTAGAATATCTACTATTTCGTTGTCTAAATGTACGAAAGCTTCTTTGGGATGACAAACTATAGGTTCACCATGTACATTAAAACTTGTATTTAGTAAAACTGGTATTTGAGTTAGTAACCAAAATTGACTAATTAATTCATAAAATTTAGAATTACTTTTAGGTGTTACTATTTGTATTCTAGCTGTTTTATCTACAGGATGAACTACTGCTGGTATTTTATCATGCCATTCTGGTTTAGTATCATATAACATAGTCATAAATTCAGCTGTGTATTTTGATTTTTTAACATCAAATATATTATCAACAAAAGTATCCATTACAACAGGTGCAAATGGCATACGATCATTTCTTTGTAGTCTATCATTTACTTTCTTATAAGTTCCAGGCACACTAGGATCTGCTATTATACTTCTATTACATAATGCTCTAGGTCCATGTTCGTATCTACCCTGAAACCATCCTACTATTTTACCTTCTTTTAGATCATATGCTAATTGTTGTTTATCATAAGGTCTAACATTAAATTTACTTTCATCTACTTCAAATTCATTATCTTCATAAGAAGTACCTAAAAATACATCATTTAGTCTAAATGGTTTAAAATCTGGGTTTTTAAGTTTATGAACTGATAGAGCTGATCCTAATGGTATTCCCTCATCTCCCATAGGAGGGGCAATAAACACTTCATCAACCCAATCTAATTCATTAATTCTTTTATTTAATTTTACATTAGCAAATATACCTCCTGCTAATGCTACTTTTTTAATATGGGGATATTTTTTATGTAAATTATTAAAAATTTGTAATACTTTTTCTTCAAATACTAACTGACCATTATAAGCTATTATTTCTTTTAAATGTGATGTATATTTACTTCCAAATTTTTCAAACCAAATACTATAAAAATCTTTATAAATACCTCCTAAGACTATATTACCATTATCTTTGTCTGTGTTAATATCATCTATCGTAATACATTTATCAAAACATTCATAAGCAGCATCAAAATAATGTCCATGAGATGCAGTACCTACTACTTTACCTTCATCTTTAAGTCTTTTAAAACCTAAAAATTCAGTTAGCATAGCGTAATAATGTCCTAATGATTTATGACTAATATCAATGTTACCTATATTTTCTAAATTACCGTTACTACCAATAAAATATCTAGCACTATATTTTTCACCCATAGCATCTATTGATACTACTAAAGTATCATCTTCAAAACCACTACAATAATAAGCTAAACTACAATGTGCTCTATGGTGATTTGTTTTAATAAATTTTTCTTTTGGAAATGGACCTAAACCAATTCTATTCCAAATTTCAGCTGTAACTTTAGCTGAGTAATGAGACGTTATATAATCTAATTTATTCCAATCAAAGTCTTTATCATAACTAACATTTTGTCCTGACTCCCAAGGATATCTAAAATAATCTTTCCAAAAATCTCTATAGGTTTTTATTCTATTAAATCTTTCTTCTTCAAATGCAAATATAGGTTTACCATCTTTAAGATAAGCTAAACCACAACTATGCATTCCTCCTGATATTCCTAATATTCTCATATGTTAAAAAACATTTGTTGGTATGGGTTTAGATTTAAAGTCCAACCTAAATCATTATAAAACCCTTCTAATTTATTTAATAAGATAGATTCAAAAATCTTTTTTCTATCTGCATATTGCTCAATAAATGTACGCATTTTTTCTGGTAAATCCCACTCTAAAAAAGCAATAGCATCTACTTGATATGGATTTTGTTTTAAATAAACCCATTTAATTTTATCTCCTTGTGATATAGAAGAATGTTTTTTGTGTAATCCCCAAAATCTTAATAAATCATTGTATATAATGCAAGCTTTTACTGCTGCTGGTGCTCCCTTACCTATTACTGAAAACATTTCTCCGGCTCTGGCTTTACGTTCAGTATATTTATTTAACTTTTTTACTGCTTGAGGGTTACCTAACTGTGTTAGAGGAATAGAACCATCTAATATTTGTTTTTTAAATTCCTTTAATCTATCATCTATTTCCTTTTGTGTAGCTCCTTTTAAAACATCAACTAAAGCACTTTTAAAAAATTTACCTAGTACAGGAGGAAAATTAGCTTTTTTAAATTCTAAACCTTTTACATCTAATGATTCTTTTTTAATACCTTCTTGTTTAGTAATCCATTGAGCATAACGTCTAGTAGCTCTAAAATAAGCTGAACGTATAACACATTCAGTTTTCATTTCTAATCTATGATTATCTGAGCGAAATACTTCTTTAGCTAATTTATCATATGATTTAGTAACTACTCCTTCATATTCCATAGCTATATTTTCTAAAGCATTATCTTTTTCTTCAGCACTCATTTCATCAAAGTTACTATGCCTATATCTTAATATAGGTTCAGCATGCATATAAATTGAATCTGTATCACTGTAAGTACAGTAATTAGTATCTTCAGGATCACAAATCCACCAAGGAGTATCTTCTAAATGTTTCATGCTTTTATTTCTTTATTCATTGCTCTGTTAGCTGCTAATGCTGATTCTTGTATAATTCTTTGTCCACTAAGAGTAATTGACTCGGATAAGATAACATTACCATACCTAAAACTACCTAAAGCAGTTGCACCATACAAACTGTTTAATAAAATTTTCATAGTATATTGTTTCATATGATAATTAGCACCTGCTTCTTTATCACCTGATTTAAATGCTCGTTTCATTGCATTTTTATACTTAACCCTTTCATCAAACCATTTTTTAAGAATTGTAGATAATACTGATTCTCTATCTTTAGAATACATAACGCCATTAGCTGATATAGTTAAATCATTTTGTTCAATCATTGCAACTATTCTACCTATATTAACTCGTGTTTGTTGTCGTTTTTTATTTTCAATAACAACTTCTTCAGCGTAATCCATACATTTTAAATCATTATAACCTAAACGGTTATTTCTATCATCTGCATCAATAATTCTACCTACATATGTTTCTTTACCTATATTAATAGTCATTATAATTGATGGGTATAGTGATGTTAAATCTAAATCAAATAAATAATCCATTTTACCTGCTTTAGGACAAAATAAATAACCACCAGCATAATTCTTTTTAGATATTGGGTTACGATCTTTAGCAGGTGGAATTATATTTTTACTTAATAGATAAGCTGAAATTGCTCCATCTTGTGTTTTTGTATTAGCATATACTTCTTGATAATTATGTTTACCTTTATGTGCTAGGTTTTTAGTTAATGCTAAATATTCTAATTTTTCATCTAATACTTTAAGTATCTCAACATCACGAAAATTATACTTAATAAATGTAGCTATATCTTCTTCAAATAACTTATCTAAGTTACCATCATATTCAATTTTTTTTATACCAGCATATTTCTCACCAATTGCATCTAATCTCATTGATGGTTCATCTGCCCAACTAAATTTCTTATGTAAACGCATGTAATCTAAAGATTCAACACCTGCTATTTGAATATACTGATCTTTAAACCAAGGTGTTTCTCTTACATAACCTATTGGAGACAAATGTTTAGCAAAATCTTCTCCTAAAACATTACACATTCTATAATATAAATAAGGAACATCAAAATAATCACTATTCCATCCTACTAAAATATCAGGATCAATATCTCTAAACTTTTCTAAAAACTTAGCTAATAATTCACCTTCATTTCTACAAGGTATAATTTTTTTATTTGATTTTGTTTTAATATTAGTTCCAAAATGATTTTTTTCATCTAAAACTACAATACCCCATTCATCTACTTGTTTATCATACCAAGCAATTGATGTTACTTTTTTATCAGCTCTTTTAATACCTTCCTCTGACATATCATCTAACATTTCACACTCAATATCAAAAAATAATTCTTTATGTGTTGTTGAAGGAGTATCATTAATACCATACTTTTCAATTAAGAATTTTTGATAAGGAGGCATATCATGAAAATGAAGTTTTGGATTATCAGGTTTCCAATTAGATATCTTTTTTAGTGATTCCCCATTCAAACCTGTAAACTGAGCATCTGCTTCAGAACACTCAATATATGCTTGATTAGTCCATTCTAATTTACTATAACCTTCGTCTTCCCATAGGTGAATTAGAAATTTATTATCTTTAAGACGTCTAGCGAATGCCTTTTTATACATTATCTAATTCAGATTGTGTAAAGAATTGTTTTAAATCTGGTCTGTAATAGTTAACATTTTTCATTACTTTTCTATCACGTGTTCTATAGACAATATAATATCTTCCAACCTTTTCATAGTGACACGGTTCGCCTTGTTCTTTAGAACGTGATTCAACGGTAGCTTGTGCTTCCTCTTCGCTTGAGCAAGCCTTAGACATATTCGATCCTTGTACTTCGAGATACGCTGGCCATATTTTATCTTTAAGACCATGTAACATAGTTCCGTTACCCAACGAAACGTAGGCAATATCACATAAAGCATCAAGAACCTCAACAATATTACCTTGTTCGCAGGCAACCTTGTACTCTTCAAGTTCCTCGAGAATAAAATCATAAACAAACTGCCATTCTTTTTTTTCTGGTATTGTAGGTTCATAGTTATTTGGTTTACCCATTGTGGAATTAAACTCCTCAACTTCATCTACAAATGGTACATTATTTTTACTCATATTTTTATATTTGGTGTCCACCGTTATTTATTTTAATTGAATCAAAAAATTCTTTTCTTGCTAAATTAGTATTTTGTCTAAATACTCCTGATGCTTTAGTTGTAACCATTGATGCTCCATCATGTTTAACACCTCTACAACTTACACAATTGTGAGTTGCTACAACAGTTACAATTACTCCTCTATTACCTTCAGTAACTTTATCTACAGCATTATGAATTGCTGATGTTAATTGTTCTTGTATAGCACCTCTTCTACCAAATAATTCAACTATCCTATTCAGTTTAGATAATCCAATTACTTGACCACCTTCTCCAGCTATATAACCAATATGTACAACACCTTTAATTGTTTGGTGGTGATGAGAACACATTGATGTTAATGGAATATTTCTTTCAATTACAATACCATCATAACCATCTGATGGAAAAGAAGTAATAGGAGACATTGGGCTGTATCTACCTGCCCATAAATCATTAACATATGCTTTAGCTACTCTTCTAGGTGTATCTGCTGAGTTAGGGTCATTTTGCCAGTCACAATCTAATGCTTCTAAAAAACGAGCGTAAGCTGCAGTAGCTTTCTCAATCATTTTTTCCTTTTGTTTTTCAGTTAAAGGAAAATTAGTTGCAACTCCATTAGCAAAACCTTTTTGTACAACCTCTAATTTTTCATTTAAATTTTTAATTTTTTTCTCTGCCATTTTTACTTTTATTTTGATTTAATATACGAACATTTTACTAAAAAGCCAAATTATAATTTATAATCTTGTATGGCTTTACTATCACTTCTCTCCCATGGATATACAATCCATTCATCACCCATTTCTTCAGCCCATAAAGTAGGCTTGAAAATAGAAGTATGAGGTTTATAATGTAATACAGCATGGTATAATCCAGGTGCTTTATCTAAAGTTTCACCTGAATCACAAATATCATCTATTACTAAAGTATCTTTTAGTATTGTAGTTGAATACGGTATATTTAATTTATGGGAAATTAATACAGCTGGGATATATCCTCCTCTTGCTAAACCATGTATTGAATTTATAGGCAATAAACTTTCTTGAATTTTTACACATAATTTATCAACAGACCTTTCTATATCAGTCCAACTTAAATATAACTTATCTTTTAATTTTAACATAAACTTTTATCTTTTACCTCCATGGTATTCAACTGCATGACCTTCATTTATTAGGGTTTTATTTACATTTACATCTAAATGTTTTGTATTACTATCATTTACGTAAATAATTCCTAAACATCTTCCAAATTTACCTACTCCCATTGATTGTAGGATAAATCTTCCACTTTCTAAAAGTTCTTCTAATCTAACTTTAGCGGCTATACCTTTAGCTTTTTCTTCTAAATTTCTAGTTCTAGACTCAGGTGCATTCATACCATGCATTCTAATTCTTACTTTTTTCCAGGTATTAAATCCTAGATCTACAAGAGCATCAACAGTATCTCCATCAACTACTCTATCTAATTTTGCGTTATATTTATACATTTTCTATATATTCTTTTAATTTATCAATCATTACTAATACATCATCTGGGTCCATTGTTATAGCACAACAAGTACCCACATTTTCTTCTATTTCTTCTAATAACTCAAGTGCTTCTTCTTTAGACACAACGTTCAGTATTAAAAGCCATTATATGAGATCTACCTGTAAATCTCCAACCTCTATCTCTTACAAAATTCATTACCTCAGGATAGGATTCCATTAAGGATTCTCTATCATCACCAGCAGGCATTGCCCAAACTTTATGATCTGGGACTTCACATTCTTTTAAAAATTCCTCTACCTCACTTACCATAGATAAATTTTTATCTAATACTGGTTTAATATGGTAATCAGAATGATAATTAATAGATTGTTTAATTGCTTCTGTGTTTAATCTCTTAGAATTATGTTTTTTAATCATTCTTTCATCTACTATAGCACCTTGAGGCGTTTTAGCACCCAGTACGGGGACGCTATTACTAAACTTGGGACTAATACTAAGCAAGTTAATAGGGTAATCAGTAGGAAGAAAATGACTACCTTCAGTTTCAATAGTAATATAAATATCTCTTTCATGAGCAAGATGTGTTAATTCGTTAACTAATTTAGGATGCATAGTAGGAGATCCTCCTGTAAGCATCATTTCTTTAATATGGGGATTTTGATCATACATGTCTATAATATCTTGAAAAGAGTATGTTCCTTTTTCTGGATGGATACTCGTATACCAAGAATCACACCATCCTCCTTCTCCAAAATAACATCTATGGGTACATCCTGTTGTTCTAACTACGATTGTAGGGTAACCTGCTCTTGATCCTTCTGATTGTACAGCAGTGTATACTTCTAATACTGGGAGGATTTTATTATAGTCCTCTATCCTTTTTAATTGTTTGTGCATATTGTTAATTTTTTAAAGTGGTTTTTCATTCACTAATAACCTAATTACTCGCTATAATAAGCGGCATTTTTACCATGTTCTGCAAACTTAACTTTAGTAACTCTTACTCTACCATCAGTTTCAGTTTTAACAAAATCATTTAATTTAGTATAAATATACTCAGCAAATTTCTCTGCGCCAGTAGCTGGAATTACTCTTACTTGAGCTACACCTGCTGCATCCATTTGCTTAAATGCTTCTACTTCAGGATCATCTTCTGCTACAATTAAAGTATGGTCAAACATATAATCCATCCATGCTTTAGGAGACATACCATCAATTTGAGTTTTAGCTCTTTTCATACCACCAAAATCCCAAACCCAATTTCTATGATCTAATTCACCTTCAAAATATACTTTAAAAGATACTCCATAACCATGTACAAATCTACAGTGTGTTTCTTTTGCTCTCCATTGACGGAACACTGTACTAAATCCATCAAATACTTTACTTGATTGAAACTTACCCATTTGGACTACCTTGTTTATAATATGTTAATATATCTTCTACTATATCTAAAACACCTTTTTTAGATATTTCACTCATTTGATTACCATCTACATATAAATGTCTTATGTCACCAGATGAATCTGTAAATAAAATAGATGGGATTGATGTTGCATTCATTTTATTTGCATGATCTGCTTCATAATCAACATTAACTTTTCTAGTAGGCACTTCTTGTGCTACTTGGTGCATAACACCATCTACTAATTTGCCTAATGGTTCATTTTCCATACTAGGACTTGTAAAATAATGTATTGCTACATTTTTGTTTGCGTATTTCATTTTAATTTATTTTGGTTTTATACTAATTCTTCAATTACTCCAACAACTTCACTCAATATAAGTAAAGCTGTTGCAGCAACCAAGTTAAAAGGAATAAAAAGATAGCCTACAATTCTTACACCTGATTTAAAAAAACTTACCATTTGGTGTAATTTTTGATCTGGCATATACTTTAAATTATCCCTATCTTTTTCTATTTGATTAAAATCTTCCATAGTTATATAATCTTCTCCTTTATGATTTTTCATTTTTTAATTGTTCTTTTTCATACTCAGCAAGAACTTGTTCTACATAAATTCTAGCCGTTTCATAATCAACTGCACCTGTCTCATCAGCATATTGTACTGGATCAGGTCTTCCTAGTTTAATAAACGCTTCAATACGTTCTACAGATGATGCTGATTTATAATCAGACCACCCTTCAGGAGTTGGTTTGTATGATGTATTTGTTCTAGCATATACATGATCAAAATCAATTCCTAATTTATGACATAATGCTTCTCCATCTAATAAGATATCGTATTTGTCTCCATTTAAGTAAGGAGTGTAATATCCTACTCTTTCTGCTTCCCAATTACCTAATCTAAAAGCATTATCATCTGCATCTCTAAATTCTTGTCTACAATCAGGGTAAACAGCATGATCACCAGCATGAATACCTAAAGCAATTGCTGTATCTTCTTTAGTTCTATTTGCTATAGATAAAGCTGCTGCTTGTACTAATGAAGCAAATATTTTATTTCTATTAGGTACTACTGTAGCTTTCATATTTTCTTCAGCATAATGTCCTTCTGGTACTTCATCTCCACCTTCTACTAAAGCTGAGTCTAATAATTCTACTAATCCATCTAATTTAATTACTTGATATTTAATATCATGACCATTTCTTTTCAAATAGTCTACTAGAGCTTGAGCTCTTTTTAATTCAACCTTATGTTTTTGACCGTAATCAAATGATAAAGCTGTTACTGTTTCAAATTCATGAATACATTTAAGTAATAATGTACTTGAATCCATACCACCTGAAAGTGATACTACTGCATGTTTGTGTTGGTTTTTATATTCCATTTTTAACTAAATTTACAAATGACCCAGTATGTTCTGGATAGGGTCTAAATCCATTTATTTTTCTAAACTTATTTACATTATGTAAAACACTACCATATTTTACATCTTCCCAAGCTATGTCAAAATAATCATTCATATTTGCTTTAGGTTTATTATTTAAACCATGATTACTATATTCTATACCTTCTAATGCTGCCATTACTGGGTTTGAAGTATCAATTGATACTATTCGAGGATCATTATTATACCAACCAAATTCTTGAGGTATTGAACATCCTAATAAATGAAATTTAATATCTTTTAAATTATCTAATTTTAATAAACCTTGAACGAATCTTACTCTACCTAATGCTTTACCCATATCTTTATTTGAATGAGGGAAAAAATCATTATACCAAGTTGCACCATAAGAAACACATAATTTATCATAACCTAAATTAGCTAATAGGTTAGCACATAAATATGCATCATTTTTATCTTTACCCTGAATTACAGCTGTAATTTTAGTATTTTCTGGGTATTCGTATTGTTTCCAATATTTAGCTTGAGCAGCAGTTTGATGACCTTCCATCCAAACATCAGGTACAATAAATTCATTTGGTTGTAATTCCCTAACCCAATGTAATAGTCTTGAATGATTATATGCTTTACCTAACTCATGAAGTGAATTATCCATAATAATATATCTGCCTTTATCTCTAGCATCAATAAAATATTGCTTATATTCTTCATCTATATCTAATAGATGAGGTAAGCAGTAATCGTAATCATTAAATTCAGGTGATGCTGTTAGAAGACATCTAGGTACTTCATGACTTATTATTGGTTGCATAACTTGTAATTTTATATTTAATATATGAATAAGATTGTTGTAGTCCAAGTCCTCCTAAAAGAAAAGTCCAAATGTTTGGGTGCCAATGTTCACCACAAAGACCAAGTACGTGTTTTATAAATTCTATCATTAGTCTTCTTCTACAAATTCTACATCACCGTAATCATCAATCGGTTTATCTCTTACTAGCTCCCAATCTGCATCATCTATAATCTCTTGTTGGAGATCTTCATCACCCGTTTTCCACTTTGCTAATTCTTCTTCTGTTAACACATATTCTTCCCATCTGAAGTTTGCGTAATTTACTGTTCTTGTTAATTTTGCCATTATATTACTCTATTAAAAATTGCTTGTTCTTTTAATTTTGCCTCAATTACAATATCTGGTTCAAGACCATACGTTTGTATTTTTTCATATATAATATCAGAATGAGCTTGAGGTCTAATTGACTCATCTAATTTTTCTTTTCTACGGCTTTCTGAATAATGACAACACTGTGGAATGTCTTCAGGCCAAGTTGTTGAAGCTAATTTAAGTGCTTCTTCTTCTGTTTGATCACCAGTATTAAATTTATGATGAAAATAATCAAAAGTAATTGGTGTTCCAATTCTTTTATAAACCCCTTCATATAAATCTTTTACTGAATATTCCGTTGGTGAATCATCATTTTCAACTACAAGACGTTTTTTAGTACTATCACTTAATAATTCAAAATTTTTACAAAATCTTTCTAATGCTGCTTCTTTATCTCCATAAGCTCCACCTACATGAATATTAATTTTATTGTAATGACTAGGTTCAAATCCCATCATATCAAATTGTTCAGCATGTTTATCAAGCCCAATAACTGTTCTTTTAACAACTTTGGGGTTTGGAGATGCTAAACAATGAAAAGGACCAGGATGCATTGTAAGTCTTTGTCCTGCTTCAGTAGCTATATTACCACATTTTAACATTAATGACTTAATTTCATCCCAATCTTTTAAATCTTCCCAATTATACTCTTCCATCCAGGGAAATATTTGAGATGATAATCTAAATAATTTAATTTTAAATTCATTATTCCAATGAATATGTGTTTCTAAATCTTTTACATTTTGAAGAGATAATTCAGAAACATAATCTAAACCTTTAGAATCAAACGTTTTTCTACGCATTGTTCTATTTGTAAATATACCTTTACTCTTTAAATCAGTATTAATGCAAGCGTATCCTAAATTCATTTACTCAAATATACTAATGTGTTTATTACTATCCAAATCAGTTGGTTCTTCTTCTGGAAAATCATATTCTTCTTGGTCATAATAATCTTTTTCAGCTTGTAACCTATCTTTTTCTTTATCATCTCTCCATGCTATTTCAGGTAGTAATCCAGCATTTTCTACTAATGACCAAATTCTTTCTTTCCATAGATTCATTTCAACATCTTCTATAACACAATACCCACCAAATTCATGAGTAAGTTCTCCCATTAAATCTATAAATTCATGACACATTTTATCTAACTCACCATTTATAGGAAAGTTTGTACCATATTTATCTGATCCATTAGTACCTTCTTTGTACATTTCTTTAATCTCTAACCACATAGGGGTTACAGTCTGCTTTATTGCTTTTGGCATAACTTTAATTTTTAATTATTAATAAAATATCCACATTGAAATATAAAACAATATACCTAATGTCATTAGGAATATCATATTATGTATAAATTCAGTTGGATTTTCTTTGATTGATTGTATAAATTGTTTTAACATAACTTTTTAATTTTAATTATTAAATAGATTCATAATACCATGCCCAATCTTGCTCAGCTGAACATTTAACTTCGTCAACTACCTCGTATTCAACTCCGTTTTGATTATTTTTATATTCTTCTGGTGTAACCCATTTTTCAATTTCATTACACCAAACCATTCCATCTATGACTTTTACCATAACTTTTATTATATTGATTAATATGGGGTAAATATACGAAAGCTATCTCGGGAAACCACATAAATGCGCGGGAGTCTTTAAATTACTTTACAGGAGGAATTATCCTATATTTATGATTATTTAATGAAAAATTACCACCTTGTTTTAACATTTTTCTAAAAAACATCTCTTGAGCTTCATTCCAATTTTTACTTTCATTAATAATAATTTCTTTATCATTTACAAGTACATTATTCATAAAAATTAATACTTTTCCTCTTATTGATTGTTTATTTAGCATTTTTTGAATTTAAAATATTATCTATCATTTTTCTAAATGTCATTAAATCTTTAATTTTAGCACATTTTTCATACTCTTCAGTAGTAACAAAATATTCAATTAAATCTTCTGATAGTTCTTCATCTGTTATTTCAGGATCAGGGACTAAAACCATTTCTGAGTCTTCATCATCTAATAGTTCATCTATAGATTTGTTACCTATAAGCATAGCATATGCATTATTCATAGCCAAGTCCACTAATTCTTCGTCGCTTAATTTCATATTGGTAAATATACGAAAGTTATTTTAAAAATCCAAATTTTTAATACGTAATCTTTAAATCATCTTCATCACTATTAAAAGTTTTTGTTTTTGGGGATTCTTTTAAATCTCTAATTTCCCATTGTGTTAACTTTCTTTTAATAATTCTTTCAATTTCTTCAATTTCTTCACGTATATCTTCTTTTCGAGGTTTTGGATTTTCGGGTGCCATATAACCTTCTTCTACGTAACTTTCTTCTTTTTCTTCTTCTTTTACTTCTTCCTCATAATGTTCTCCAGTATTACCATTCTGGCCTATAACATCCATCCTTTCATTGTCTTCAGCCCATACTAAGCTATTTGTTTCTTTATCAGGTCTATCAAATAATTCTTCTAATATTTCTTCTTCACCTATATTGTCTAAAGTATCATCTAAATTTTTATTAAATTCTTCTTTATCTTCTACTACAACTGTTTCTCCATAAAGATTTTCTTTTGTTTTTGGTCTAATTTGTTCAAAAGCAAAGTTAGCTGCTACTACTAAAGCAATAGCTAAAGGATCAAATACAAAAATAATAGTTAATAATAACCAATTAATAATTTTATCCATAGGATAACCAGTTAAACCTGATAAGTATTTTAAAGGACCTAGTTCACTAGATACAGCATCACTTAATTTTACTTCAACTATTTCTTCTTCGTATTCAAATAGTTTTAGGTTTAAATCATCTATTTTTTTATTAATTACATTTTGTCTATCAATAGCTTGATCTAATTGTCTTTCTAAAGCATTACGAGTTGCTCTTGAAGTTGTGGTAATTACGTTACCTAATGTGTCTGTATATTGTATTACATTGTTACTTAAACCATTACGTAAACTAGTTACGGATTTATTTATATTTGCTTTTTCATCATTGTATACAAATAATTGTTCTTTTATATTATCTCTTTTAGTTTCAATTAATGCTATTTGAGAATCAATACTTCCAGCTTTTGCAGCTGTTTCTTGATAGGCAGCACTTAAAAACCCATAAATACCCATTGAAGTAATTAAGATTAATATTACACAAGCTATAGATAAGTAATATTTTAATAGTCTTGGAAGATTTTTTCTATATTGATATAAAAGAGAAGCTATTACTAATTTAGCTATTTCTAAAGATGCAGCCATTACTATAACAGCAAAAGCAGCTCCAGCAAATAATTTACTTAATCCACTAATTGAATAAAAGGCTGCTGATAATGAAACTGATAATGCAGAGAATGCAATTAATAGGGGAAATACTCTTGGTTTAAGATATTCTATCATAACTTTATTTTAAGTTAAACTATATCCTTAGACTCTAAAAGAGTGTAAGAAAATGAATTGCCCCAAATTTCCGAAGCTTTTTTACATATTCCAAGGAATTCATGCCAATCATCATTAGATGCTATTACTTGACATCCAGCTGACCATTTATCTACACGAGTTGATTTGCCACCTTTTTTACCAGTTGCTCTATGAATATTAATTCCAAATAAACCCTCTTGTACATTTTCTTCTAATAAATCATAATTATTATCTCTATTATCATCTCTATATACTAAAACAGGTTTTTTCTGTCCTAATGCTTCATATTTACCTTGATGTAATCTAATTTTATGTGATCCTCTATATTGTCCTGGTTTTAAAATTGCTACACCATCTTCTCTCATTATATTTTCAACCCAATGGGTACCAGGATCGGTAGTACATTTATAACAGTGAAATTTCCACTCACCTTCTACCATATAAGATAAGGTCATACAATCATCAAATGCATTTGTTACTCTATTTTTAGTTTCAGAATTTCTTACTCCTATAATATTTACATCGTAATCACCGCCAGAAAAGTATTTATACCCTTTACTAGCCATTGCTGCTTCTATTTGTTCTCTTGTATAACAATTCATTTTTTCATATGTTTAGTTAAATTTGGGTATATTTCATATAATTGATTGGTTACCCAAGTATCCAATTTTTTAAAAATTCTAAATATCTTCTTCAAATACTGCATATACATTTACTTTCCTTTTCTTACTAAGAGGTACTGTTGCTATTAATCTTTTTTCTTTTATTTTAGGTTCAGCAACTTCTTCTTTACTCCAATATTTAGGATTTTTGCTATTTAGTTTTCTTTTTTTTGCCATTTTAAAACGCGCTCATTACTGCTTCATCAATATAATCTTGAACTTCTTCTCTAGTTGCAGCTAATTTAAAACTCAAATCAGCTTGATATCTTTTTATTTCTTCTCCATCCTGAAATATTAAAATAGTAGGTACTACTACTACTTTAAATTTACCAGCGTCAGCTGGGTTAGCTCCTATATCATATTTTTCTAATTCACAATCAGATAATTTTTGTACCCAATCTACATCATTTGCTCCGTTCCAAGCAGCGTTAAAGTATTTTACTTCAATTTGTGAAAATACCGAAGATGATATTAACACAAATAAAAGACTTAGTATATATTTTTTCATAATTGATTATCTTAATCTATCAATCTTATCCTCAATACGTTTCATGTCTTCTTTTAGTTCCTTAACATCTTCCTGCGTAGTCATGATTGTTTGACGAATTAATTGATCTTTCATATCATATTCCATTCTAGTTACATCTGGTGGAGGTGGAACTGGTAGTTCTTTTGCTTCAGCTATGTCAGCTTGAAGCGCAAACCACATTCCAACTACAGTTGCTATAGCAGCTGCTATACCACCTAGTGTTTTTATACTTACATGAAACCCTGTATCTTCATTTAACTCTTTTGCCATTTTTTAAAATATTATATAATTTATACCTATTGAAAAGTCATGCCATTTTCTATTCCAATATTTATTGTATTTACCTTCTGCAAATACTCCTAAACTTTTATCAAGTTTATAACCAAATATTAAACCCCCGTTATAATCAAGCCACTGTCCACCCTGATATTTGTGATAAGAATATGGTTGGTCAGTGTCAACATGGTAAGGCATTACATTACCCCATGAGTGTAACCAAAAATCTTTAGTATAATGGTAGTAATCAAATCCTAATACCATTGAGTATTCTAATTTCATTCCTAATTCATTTCTCATTTTTTCATCATAATCAGCTAATACATCAGGTATGATAATATTTTCCCATACTTCAGTACTTGTTGCTACTATATTTCCACTAGGATCTAAATATGTTATTTCTTCTGGGTTTGAAAAGTCTACTGAATATCCTTCTTGTATAGCTAAATATGTGTAATGTATATTTCCATTATCTAATAACCATTCATCTAATGGATTATAACCATAAGGATTTACTAACCTTTGTACGGCACCAACATTAACTGAAAATTTACTATTTATATTATGTCTGTATCTTTGTGATGCTTCAAAAAATTTAATGTCAGCAAATCCATCTTGAAGGTATTCTATTTTTATAATGTAATCATCAGCTACATATCTTAAAAAATGATGTTGATCTACATAATTTACACCTTGAACTCTTTTTAAATCACCTTCAAATAAAAATTCAAAGCCTTTTATCTTACCAATATTTGCAGCATCTGAGTAGGTATTTTCAGTTCCATTATAAAAAGCGTTAGCTCTATTTTCATATTGAAATCTTGCTATTTTTCTTACACCTAAACTAACAGAATAGTCAAATGGTGTTTTTTGTACACCAGAAACTAATTGTCCTGTATTTACAGAAAAAGTATTTACATCTGATAATGAGTTACCACCGTTTATTGCCGCATAAAAAGTTGAAAATTTAAACGTTTTTTTAACCGTTTCTTTTAGTGTTTGTCCAAAACTTAAACTTGGAATTAATAGTAATATTAATATTATTTTTTTCATTATTCTTTAATAATTCTTTTATTATATATATTACCTTCATGTTCTATATTCAAGAAATAAACTCCTGAAGGTAAATCTGAAAGGTCGATTGTTTTATCTGTTATATTTCTTCTTAGTATTTTACCAGATATATCATATAAATTAACTTTTATATCTAAGTTACTAGTAATATTAATTAAATCTTCTGCTGGGTTAGGATAAACTACTATACCACTAAATCTAGTAAATCTACCATCTATATCAATTCCATCTGGCCATCCATTTTCACAGTAGTTATACATTTCTTGACATACTGGATCCCAATCATTATCACAACAGTAATTATCTACATCAATTACC